AGGGTACTATTGATTGGTTCTTTGATAAGTCTGTGAAAGCAATTACGGTGTAATTCATAAGCCGTTTTTGCCAACCAAAGATAACGAACGCACATAAGCAAGTTGGGGCTTGCGAGCTGTGCAATGTTTAACAATTAATAGATGTGTAACCATAGTCTTTGAGGTGTAAGTAATGACGGATTAGGCGGCCGACACGCACATCGACAATATAGCCCTATTGACAGCTAAAGACTGGCATCCGATAGCGAGAATCGGGTAGGGTACACAACCGCAGCAAAGGTTAGTGCTACTATCGTACTAAAAGCCACGGGCAAAGCGAAGTGCGCACCGCTTTACCTCATCCTTGTACGGGCGGTAAAATTTAAAATCACACGATTATGGGAAAAAGTATGTATAAATCACGTATGCCATATATAGGTATGCCGGTTAAGTGTAAACATCCCGGATGGGAAAGCAAGATTGGGGCGATTTGCGCCATCAATGGGGATAAAGTAATGGTAGAGTTCGGAAAGCACGATTTTGTAGAATTCTATAGTGATGAACTGGTTGCAATGACGATGTTATGAAGATAATTATGTTCTCTTTTTCGTTGCTTGTACTGCTTTGTATGACAATGATATTATGTAATTCCATAATAAAGGATGGCCCTTTGTACATGACGGGAATCGTGTTGACATCTGCAATGTTTATTTTGTCTGTTATACTTGCAGTGATAACCGGCATGGAGTTACATGAAAAGTGTTAGTATAAACTGTTTTGTCGTGTTTTATTTTGTGTTTGTACTGGGTGTGCCGTCTGTGAAGATAGCGCACCTTTCTTATTGGGGCGTTCGGTGTAATGGTTAACACACCTCATTGGAGGAGACTGGCGGTTCGAGTCCGTCAACGCCCACCAATCATTCTAATATAACATTTATGGAAAAGGTAGAAAGTAAAGAGAAAATGAGAAACATGAAGAGAGGAGCCACGATAGAGCTGCCTATATCTTCACTTGAGACAATCCGCAACAACGTATCACTTCTAAATGCCAAGCATCTTCTTGAGGGTAAAAAATGGGCTTCAAAGTCTTATCCGAAAAAAGGTATTGTCGTTGTAAAAAGGGAGTCATAGTCATCTAACTCACACGATTATGGAACGGGTATTCACAGAACTCACCCCTGAATGCGAGATTACAGCACGGATGTATGCACAAGGGTATGAGAAAAAGGAAATCGCCAATTTCAAATGCCGGGCGGTTAGCACGATTAATAACCAATTGCAAAAGGCTTTTGAAATATTGCATGTACGGAATGGGAGAGAACTTGCAACAATGCTTTATGAACGGATAGCCGGTGTGAGGCTCACGATGGATTTTTCGCCTATAGTCCGTGTGTCCGTCGCATGTTGCTTACTGTGTATATTTTCTTTGTCACTTTACCACGAACAAGGTGATATGAGAAGGTTACGAAGATTTAGAATTGAACATATAGAAAGGGTAAGAGAATGAACATGGAGGATATTTTAAATAGTGGTGCCAATGTTACTTTGACAATAAAGTCCACTGATTTGAAAGAGTTCGCAGAACATCTTGTAAAAAAGACTGTGAGAAGTATTAGAGACTCTTTCATCAGACCGGAAGAGGACTACTTGACCATTAAAGAGGCAAGTCAGATTCTACATACCGATAAGTCAACCTTATGGAGATGGCATAAAATTGGATATTTGTGCAGGTTGGAAATAGGAGGTAAGAGATTGTACCGAAAAAGTGATGTAGATGCTATTCTACAGAAAGAGAATAATTAACCCTTTAAATTTTACGATTATGAGTCTTATCAAAAAATCAAATGAATTAGTAATCCCTACCACAGTGAAAATGATGATTTACGGCCAGGCTGGTATGGGAAAATCAACAGTGGCATTGAGCGCACCGAAACCGTTATTATTGGATTTCGATAATGGCGTTAAGCGTATGAATATGGCGCATTTGGAAAACATAGATACCGTACAGGTCACTTCATGGAGTGATGTTCAACAGGTCTTGCAGGAGGATTTGTCTGCTTATCAGACCATTGTAGTTGATACTATCGGTAAGATGATGGATTTCATCATTACTTATAAATGTGGCAGCCGCCAACCGTCTATCAGGGATTGGAGTGGTATCAATGCGGAGTTTTCATGGATGACACGAACACTTTCGGGGCTTAACAAGCACATCATTTTCGTTGCCCATCGCGACACACGGAAAGAAGGTGATGATACTGTGTTTATCCCTGCCTTGCGTGAAAAGTCCTACAACTCCATCGTTACCGAACTGGATTTGCTCGGCTATCTTGAAATGAAAAGCGAAAGAGGTGTTCAAAGACGCACTATAACTTTTGACCCGACTTCAAGAAATGACGGTAAGAATACATGCAATCTTCCTTCAGTGATGGAAGTTCCTACCATCCTTGACAAGAATGGTAATCCAACCGCAAAGAACGACTTTATCACCGCCAAGATAATCAATTCGTATTTGGGTATGCTTGCTGCCAAGAAGGAAGCGCAGGAAAAGTATGACAAGGTGATAGAAGAAATAAAAGAAAGCATTGAATTTATCACCGATGCCAACTCCGCTAATGAGTTCGCTTCACATATCAATGAGTTTGAACACGTTGGTAGTTCTTTGATGATGGCGAGAAATTTGTTTGCTGCAAAGGTAAAGGCTTTGGGACTGGTATTCAATAAGGAAACTAAAATCTACTCAGATGCAGCCTAACTATCGTATATATGCAACATTGTTGGATTCTTACTTCAATTACCTTAATAGCGATGTCATATATGAGCGTTATTATGGGTGGAGTGAGAATCCACCATATACGGAAGAAGAGTTTCGGCAGAAGCAGTTTCAAGAACTGATAGACCGGATTAACCGCAGGCCATTCGACAGCGAAGCGGCAGACAAGGGAACAGCCTTTAATGAGGTTATTGACTGTATGGTTGAAAATCGGAAATCCGAAACGGTGCAGGTTGAAAAGATATATAAGGTAATACGCGAAGGAGCTTGTGACGAAACAGGTAAACCTTTGTATTACGATGAGGTTCAGACCTATGAGGTTATAGGTTTGAAAGCTACCTATAATAATCGTGTTTTTACTTTCCCAATCTCACTTTGCCGAGAGTTTGCCGGTTACTTCAAAGGAGCATTAACCCAACAAAGAGTAGAAGCGATTCTTCCAACCGCATACGGCAATGTTTTGGTTTATGGGGTAATTGACGAGCTGATGTCAGCCAGCGTCCACGACATCAAAACAACCGGTAGTTATACCGTGGGAAAGTTCAAAGATCACCACCAGCATTTAGTATATCCATACGCTTTAATGCAGAACGGCTCAGATGTGAGGACTTTCGAGTACAACATCGTAGAGTTCAACAAAGGCGGTTATGTGGTAGATACCTATACAGAAACATACGTTTTCAACCCCGAACGTGATATACCTATCCTCACTAACCATTGTGAGGAATTTATCCGGTTCCTGGAGGAAAACAGGGAATTAATTACCGATCGTAAAATATTTGGAGGAGAAAATTAATGGCAAACCAAATAACCGGACGGATAATCGAAATCGGACAAACCGTTCAAATACCATCCAAAAGCGGTGGTTCCTCATTTATAAAACGGGAGTTTATTTTAGATGCTACCACTTACGACCCTTATACGGGAGAGCGTAGCGAGTATGAGAACATTATTCCCTTAGAGTTTTCGGGTGACAAGTGTACAGAACTTGACCGCTTTAATCAGGGTGATGTTGTTACTGTATCATTTGTCTTACAAGGGCGTTCTTGGACGAATCAAGACAGAGAATTCAAACGTATGGTATCCATTCGATGCTATAAAATAGAAGCGCGTGGCGGTGTATCGCAATCCCCACAAGCTACACTGGCACAGCAACCAGTCCAACAGCCAGCGCCACAGTCGACCTATCAGCAACAGCCGCAGAATTTCCCACCTCCGGTTGATGCTAATGGCAATGTAAAGGACGATTTGCCTTTTTAGCGTATGCTGTTCGACTTGAAGAATGAATATCAAATACCCAAGTTCAAGGAGTATGTAAACAAGCTGTTTAGTGAACGTGCGGTGGTGGAAGTGAAAAAGAAACTACCTAACCGCACGCTTGCCCAAAACAGCTACTTGCATCTTCTTTTAGGGTATTTCGGTAGTGAATACGGTTGCAGTCTCGACGAAGCCAAGATTGACTTCTATAAGAGGACTTGCAACCGTGATTTGTTTGAACGTAAGACGGTCAACAAGAAAGGCAATGAAGTAACCTATTTGCGCAGTTCTGCCGAGCTGACAACAGGTGAAATGACTTTGAGTATTGACCGTTTCCGTAATTGGAGTGCATCAGTGGCAGGTATCTATCTGCCGGCTGCGAATGAACATCAAATGCTGATATACGCCCAGCAGGAAATACAAAGAAATCAAGAATTTATTTAGTTATGATAGAAACAAGAAAAACAGAAATCAGGTATGTGACATCTGACCCGAAAAAGATGCTCAACATGTACCTTGCAAAACGTGTCCTCAAAACATGGGAGGAATCTTTCATTGATGAAGATACAGGTGAAACAGTAACCATCGAACGGAATGAAATTCTTTTTGACCGTGGCACGCTGATAGACCAAGACACTTTGGCGAAAATTCGTTTCAGTATGGAAGCTGACGGCATTAAGGAAGTGGAAGTCAGCAACCAGAACCGCTTGGCATTCGAGAACGAGAACAAATTCTTATATCCCTATCTTGCACAGGCACAAATAGGGGACAAGAAACATAAGTTCCTGCTGTATGCCACCGGATTGGAAAATTCTTGTAGTATCTTGAAAGATTACATCGAACTAAACTATATGTTCGGATTCACCTTGACAATGGTCAAGGAGTTCGATTCTTGCGTGATTCTTACTGACAATTTGAAAGAACGCAAGGTAGATGATGCCACCCTCGAAGAATTAAAAGATACATTCCTTTTAAACGATTCTGTAACGGAAGAAGATGAAGAAGAGGGAGATTCCAAGCCCAATGAAAAGAAATTCTATCAGATTGAGACGAAAATCACATTCACGGATGGGGAGAATGAAGACGAGAGAGTTCAGACTTTTGTCGTGAACACCTTCAACGTTGACAGAGCAATGATGCTTATTACCCACTATCTCAAAAACAAAGAGGAAGAATGTGAGAAACAAGCCAAAGAAAAGGGACATGAGTTCAGAAAGAGGGAAATCCATACAGCCATTGAATCTGCTAAACCTATCCCGGTCGGGCGTTTTATTCCGAAAGAGTTTTCAATGGCTTATATGGAATAACTTTGTTAACCTGCCTGCTCGGTCTGTGAAGATATGGCAGGCGAACATGGAGAAGTGACGGAATTGGTAGACGTTAATCAAGATGTGAGGTGCAAAATTCCAGGATAACCGTTAATAACCAAGCCGGCAACCTGCGAGACATCTTAGGTAGAATGATTTAAAATCATATAACCGCAAAAACACCACTCGTCCCGGTTCGAGCCCGGGCTCTCCACATAAATGTGAGCCACACATAAATGGCAAGGGTTAGTAAATAATGGTTGTGCCCCGGAGAATACGCTTCGGGGCTTTTAATGGAAAATTATGGATGAATTATTAACTGGTAAGATTTGCCCTTATTGCGGTAGGTCTACTGAATACGTGGATAGTTCTGTAATCTACGGACGCTCCTACGGTATGATTTACCTCTGCCGAGATTGTAGGGCTTATGTCGGAGTACACAAGGGTACAGACCAGGCGTTAGGGCGTTTGGCAAACGCGGAACTAAGGGAAGCCAAGAAAGAAGCCCACTTCTACTTCGACCAGGTAGCTAAGACCAATCTTATCAATAAAATTTGGAAGAAACATATCCCCAACACTTCAAACAGAAACAAAGCCTACCTGTGGCTATCCAATCAACTGGGCATACCACGTGAGCTTTGCCATATCGGAATGTTTGATGTGGAGGATTGTAAACAAGTTGTTGAACTGTGTAAACCAATAATAGAAAACTATGGAAAATAAAGCAGTAGCATTTATAAAATCAAACGAATGGTTTAAGTCCACTATGGTAGAGCATGGAACGCATAACGGATATGTGGCTGTTCCCTCTGCGAACAAATATCATGGAATGTCTTATTTTGATATTGATGATATAAGTGTACATGGAGGTATCACATTTTCAGAACCGGCAATAAGCGGTGAAGAATCTATCGGAAGCAAAAGGAAAATTAATTCCAAGTATGTCGGAAAAAGAAATCCCATATTGGATGATGTGGAATTCATTACCGATAATACGGAAATAGGTGATGACTGGTGGATATTCGGGTTTGACACATTCCATTATGGAGACAATGAATATGACTGGGACAAACAAGCCGTCGTTCAAGAGACAAGGTACTTGATGAAACAATTGGACAAATAGACAATGCCGTACTACATAAAACGAAAGGCTAAGAAGAAAGACAAGCCTTTACCTCTGTTTGATAAAGCAGGGATAACAGTAAAGAAGAAGCCGGATTTGAAAGCTAAGCTCGACAAAGAGTTTTCCCTTTTCATCCGGCTTCGTGATTGTATGCCAAACGGTTCCTTCCGATGTATATCATGTGGACAGATAAAGCCGTTTACACAAGCGGACTGCGGGCACTATTTCAGTCGTACACATTTGGCAACACGGTTTGATGAGAATAATTGCCATGCCGAATGCCGGCACTGCAACAGGTTCAAAGCCGACCATTTGGAAGGCTATCGGGTGAATCTAATTGCTAAAATCGGTCAACAGAAATTTGACTTGCTGAAAGTGAAAGCTGCCGGCACTTCCAAAATGACTGATTTTGAGTACGAACAGCTAATCAAGTATTACAAAACACTTAATAAAAAGTTACGAAAGGAGAAAGGGCTATGAGTTATGTATTACGAGATTACCAACAGAAAGCCTCTGATGCTGCCGTTTCTTTCTTCAATAACAAGGCGAAGAAAACAAATGCTATTATGGTGTTACCTACGGGCAGCGGAAAGTCGCTTATCATAGCGGATATAGCTGCAAGGCTTGACGGTCATACCTTGGTGTTCCAGCCCTCGAAGGAAATACTCGAACAGAATTTCAAGAAACTCTGTTCATACGGTATTCTTGATTGCAGTATCTATTCAGCATCCTTTAACTCAAAGGAGATAAGCCGGATAACATTTGCCACCATTGGCAGTGTAAAGAATCATCCCGAACTGTTTACCCACTTCAAGAACATCATTGTGGATGAATGTCATCTTGTAAACCCCAAAGAGGGAATGTACAAGGATTTTTTTGATGCAGTGAAGTGTAAGGTTCTTGGACTGACAGCTACACCGTATCGTTTAAGTTCCAGCCGTGACTTTGGTTCTATGCTGAAATTTATCACCCGGACAAAGCCTCATGTCTTTTCAGAGGTCATTTATCATGTACAGATATCAACCTTATTAGATATGGGCTACTTGGCGAAGTTGGATTACTATTCAATGAATCCTTCAGGGTGGAATGAACTTAACTTGAAAGTAAATACTACTGGTGCCGACTATACGGATAGGTCAGTTCAAAAAGAATATGAACGGATAGACTTCTACGGTTATCTCGTTCATATCGTCCAAAGGCTGATGAATCCCAAAGCCGGAGGAAAACGGAAAGGTATTTTGGTATTTACCCGTTTTCTGAAAGAAGCGGAGCAGCTTACCTGGTCTATACCCGGAGCCGCATTTGAAATATTAAATATCAATAGATGAGAACAAATTCTACTCACAACAAAATTCCGTATATTCACCTATATATAAACGATTTACAAACAGCATTGAATCGAATTAAATTTAATGAGATTGAAATTATTTCGGGATAATTGGGAACAATTTGGGAACAATTTGCTAACTTTGCAGTGTTCAATCCAGAAATTAAATTGAAGATTATGAAAGTGACTGCATTTATACGGAAGACTGCCAAAAAGAACGATGTAGATACTAAGGCTACTATCTATTTTCGTTTGCGTGATGGAAAGAAAGACATCAAGGCAGCAAGCGAACTTGTTATCAGCCCGAACCATTGGAGTGCTGACCGGCAGGGCTATAAAGACCGTGTAGCTTTGGTGGCAGAAAACGAAAAGATGGACTTGAACCATAAAGTGCAGGCATTGACCCGAATGATTGAGAAAGAATACAAAGAGGATGCAGGAAGTGAATGGCTCGGAGAAGTCATAGACAAATTCCATCATCCCGAAAAGTACAAGACAGAAGAAGAACTGGCAATAGAGAATCCACCTACTTTTGCCGAACTTTTCGATGAGTTTTTGGAGAAACACAATCTTTCGGAGGTACGGAAGAAAAACTTCCGTGTAGTAAAAAGGGCTCTCATGCGCTATGAATTGTTTGTCAGAAAAACAAGGCGTGGAATGAAACATTTTACCCTTGATATTCATACTACCACCAAAGAGACGCTTGCCGATATGTGGGATTTTATGGAGAACGAATATATGTATGCAGAAGAATATCCCGATATATACGAGACCATTCCCGAGAAACGGACTCCTCAACCGAGAGGGAAGAATACTCTTATAGACAGTTTCTCACGCATACGTACCTTTTTTATCTGGTGCTATAATCAAGGCAAGACCACCAATCGACCGTTTGACAAGTTCCCTTTGGAAGAATGTCTTTATGGAACTCCGATTTATATTACCCTTCAAGAACGTGACAAATTGTTTGAAGCTGATTTGTCTGCTCGTCCACAACTTGCCATTCAACGTGATATCTTTGTGTTCCAATCTGTTGTAGGTTGTCGTGTGGGCGATTTTTATAAGCTCACAAAGAAAAACATCGTGAACGGAGCATTGGAATATATACAAGAAAAGACACGCAGCCATAATCCCCGAACAATAAGAGTGCCACTGAATAGTGTTGCGAGAACCATACTTGAACGTTACAAAGATTACGCAGGCGCAACCCTGCTTCCCTTTATATCAGAGCAAAAATATAATCAAGCCATCAAAGAAGCGTTCCAGTTGGCTGGTCTTGACAGAATTGTCACAGTGCTTAACCCACTTACTCGCAATCCTGAGCAGAAGTATTTGTATGAAGTCGCAACCACACATACTGCCCGAAAGACATTCATTGGCAATATGTATAAGAAGGTGAAAGACCCAGATCTTGTTTCATCGGTATCGGGACACAAGGAAGGCAGCAAGGCGTTTCGCCGATATAGGGAGATTGACGAGGAAATGAAACAAGAACTTGTTCACCTGTTGGACTAATAAGGGAAAGGCTATGGCAAAACAAGATTTCGAACAATTCAAACAAGATGTTAAAGAATGGCTCAACAGCCATCCGGAAGAATATGACAGATTCGTTGCTGAAGTGAACAACAAATCAGCAACTGGTTTGCAAAAGGTTTTCAAATTAGGATGGAAACTCACCCCTCAAATGATGCGTAAATATCAAAACGAGTGTCATGGAGACCTTGCTGACGAACACCGTCTGCAAAGTTATTCGGCAGATGCCGATGCTGCAAGATTATTGGTTGGGGAGTTTCACAATTTGCAAAACGATTCAATAGCTCCTGCAATGTTGGCATGGCTTTATTACGGCAAGTGCTATGAAACTATGGTCACCCAATTAGAAGCAGAAACACATAATCCCGCGAACAATTTTTTTGAGAAAAAGATAGCTGCTATAATGATTAAAGTAGTTATCAACAGTAGTATTCGTAACAAAATGCGAACAAAAGAGGATTGGCAGAATTTCCATCAGGAGAAAAAGGCTATTGAGGATGATTGTGTCGTAGAAACAACCATTGATAGATTGTCTTTTGATGATAAACCTGTCGAAGAAAAATCGTCAACAAGTGAGCAGCCATCACGCACATTGAAAGATTATCTTCACGGAAATCAAGAACAGATTTTGGAGAAGATAAAATTGAGAGTTTCAACGCAGCACACAGGCACCGATTTGGCACGATTGTATTTTGCCCTTCAAGAGGAAGAACTTCTGACAGGCTGCGATGTGACAACATTCCATAAGCTACTTGCCAATGAACTACCGAATTGCGATTTGAAGACTGTGCGAAACCTTCAAATTTCTATAAAGAAGTTGAATGACAGTACAAACAGAGGGAGAATAAAAGACAATGGTATTGAACGGTCGCTTATCAATGAGTGGAAGACTTACCTCACAGAAGTAAATAACTAAAAGTATGAACCTATTTAATTTAATGATATGGATAAAGATATCATCGCCCAAGAAATCAATGCTGAATATCTGAAAGGTTATATATACAGCATTAAAGGTGTTCGTGTAATGCTGGATATGGACTTAGCCAAAATCTATGGCTATAGCACCAAAGATTTTAACCGTCAAGTAAAGAACAACATTGAAAAGTTTGAGCAAGACTTCATGTTTCAGTTGTCCGATGAAGAGTGTGAAATCTTGAGGTGCAAAAATTCCACCTCAAGTTGGGGCGGTCGTAGATACAACCCTTATGCTTTCACGGAACAAGGTATATATATGCTTATGACTGTTCTAAAAGGAGATTTGGCAACCAAGCAAAGTAAGGCTTTGATTCGCATCTTCAAACAGATGAAAGACTATATCGTAGATAATCAACCATTATTGGGGCAAAGGGAGTATCTGCAACTGTCCTTGCAGACAACCCAAAACACACAAGACCTGCTTGATTTGCGCAAATCCCTATCAGCCGTTGATGACAAAGTTGCCGATATAATAGGTGCTTTGGGTAATGTCGTTACGAAGTCGGAACTGGCAAATGTCATGCTTGATTTTGGCAATCCTTCAGTAAGGAGAGGTTGGTTGATACTCAATGGGCAACCTGTTGAATCGGATTTGGCTTACCAACAGATTTATGCAACCGCCAAGAAAACGATATTTGTAGTTGATAATTACATCGGATTGAAGACATTGGTTCTCCTTAAAGATGTTCCGGCTAATGTGAATGTTGTAGTATTCTCCGACAATATCGGTAATAGGTTGCACCAAGCCGAGTTTAACGATTTCTGCCGTGAATATCCCAATGTTACCATTTCGCTGCAAACGTCTGGAGGAATATTCCACGACAGGTATATTGTCATTGATTACCAAACGGCTGATGAACAGATTTACCATTGTGGCGCTTCATCGAAAGACGGAGGCAATAAAGTTACGACAATTACAGCGGTTACTGATGGAGCCATTTACCATCCAGTTATAGACCAACTTGTTCAAAATCCAGTATTGACATTGAGATAAGACCATTTTCAGACGAACCAAATTGATTACCTTACATTTCGTTTCTTTCGTTTATGATTTCAGCGAAAATAGCGAAATGTAGATTGTTGAATTATAGCGAATTACATTTATACTTTTGCGCCATCGTTCCAATGTCGGAGCGGTGGCGCAATCATTTATAATGCTGCCAAAGTGATTGTGTCGGACTATGGCAGCACATATATGCTATGACAGATTTAATGCAAATCATCTCCAATAGCACAGCTAATATCAAATTGGAGATTACGAGTGAAGATTTACGCCACTTCTCTGATGAACTTATTAGTCGCGCAGTGAATGAAGTGGCTGTTGCACTCAAAGCCACCAATGAAGATAAACTGCTGACACGTGAGGAAGTCAAGGAAATGTGTGGCGTTTGCGACACCACCTTATGGCTTTGGAACAAGCGCAACTACCTGAAAGCAATCAAGGTGGGAAACAAAGTAAGATACCGCTTCTCAGACGTGAAGCGCATCTTGGGGGAAACCAACAAAATATCTGGTTATGGAAAAGATTGATAATGCACTTGTTACTCCTACAAGTGGAAAAATTGAGAATATCGAGGAAGAGTATGTCCGTATCGGTACAACCTTGTTTCGTATTATCAATCAGCCAATGATGAATGGATCATTCCGCAAAATGCGGGTTGAATGGAAAATGAGCGTATTCCGATTAGACCACGGCAAGGATGAAGCGGCACTCATTCCGAAATATGACGGATTCTGCACTATGCCAAGTCATACAGATTACCAATTAAACGTGAATAACTTTTATAATCTCTATGAGCCAATAACCCACATTCCAAAAGAAGGTGAGTTTAATCATATACAATCCTTGATTGAACACATCTTTGGTGAGCAATATAAATTGGGAATGGATTATCTTCAACTGTTATACCTAAAACCAACGCAGAAGTTACCGATACTTCTATTAGTGTCGGAGGAACGGAACACGGGTAAGAGTACGTTCCTGAATTTTCTGAAAGCGTTGTTTCAAGAGAACGTGACCTTCAACACCAATGAGGACTTTCGGAGCCAGTTTAATGCCGACTGGGCAGGTAAACTGATGATAGTGGTGGACGAGGTGCTACTCAACCGTAGGGAAGATAGCGAACGATTGAAAAACCTCAGTACGGCACACTCATACAAGATGGAGGCAAAGGGCAAAGACCGCTATGAAGTGCAGTTCTTTGCCAAATTCGTATTGTGTTCCAACAATGAGAATTTCCCTGTTTACATTGAGCCAGAGGAGACACGCTATTGGGTAAGAAAGATTAGTAGGTTGGGAAAAGACGACACCTCTTTTCTTCAGAAACTGCAAGATGAGATACCTGCATTTCTGTACCATCTACAACATCGAAATCTAACCACCAAAGAAGAAAGCCGTATGTGGTTTTCTCCTTCACTCATCCGCACGGAAGTATTGGAGAAAATCATCCGTTGCAACCGCAGTCGCATTGAACTTGATATGACAGAACTGTTGCTTGACATCATGGACACAATGCAGGTGGATGTGGTAGATTTCTGTATCAACGACTTGTTAGCGTTGTTCAATTACTCTATGGTAAAGATGGAGCGTCATCAGGTGAGGAATGTTCTGCAACAGTACTGGAAACTGGAGCCAGCATCCAATGCGCTGTCCTACTCCACCTATCAAATATCCGTGCTGCCGGGACAGAAGTATTCTGCATCGTCCAAAAAGGTGGGACGCTTTTATACCGTTACCCGTGAAAAATTGAAAGATTATCGTTGAGGTTGTTGAATATGATGAAACATAAGGGAAGAAGTATAAATAAGAGGGTTACTATTCAACAACACCCTCAACAAACTTCAACAAAGAGTTTTGCCTTCCAAAAAAGAAAAAAGATTGTGTACTGCATCTTTAATTTTCTTTTCCCTCTTTTTTGAATCATCTTCAACAAAGTCAACAAAATCAACTATGGAATAAATAATCGTAAAACCCAACTTAAATGATATTTGTATGAAAAAAATAGAGCTGATACAATCTATCAAACAACAAGACCTGATTTTGGCAAATGCAGTCAGCAAAATGGTGGATTATATTCAAGACAAATGGGCAGCACCATATCCCAGCAAGGAACAGACGGAAGCGGTCAATGACTATCTCCGTTCTGTTCATGCGAACGGTGACGGAACGATGAACGAAACCGCCATAGCACACCGGAAGATTGCCACACAGAAGATAACCATCAATGCCATCCGTGTGCTTGACCATGAACAACTCGACCGACTGCAAGATGTGTTGAACCACATAGCAGCAGACAAGGAGTATTATATGCCAGAAAAGAAATACAGTATGTGCAGGTAGCTGAGTTGTCGTGGTGTGACAGACAGGGCTTGCCCTGATATAGCCCACTATAACTACACGCTTCGCTTCCGTAGTTGTGGGCTCTCCCGAGGGGCTGGGCGTTGCCCCGTCCCACTTAGGACGCTGCCCTAAGAACCCGGCAAGGACTGTCAGCCCTATGCAACCCGACCAAAGAGTGACCCTCTCTTTGGAAACTCCGCTCAGTGGCTTCCACCCCTAAGAACCCGGAGCAGGAAGTGACCCTCTCCCTGCACCCTCCGATTAAGGCTCTGCCCTAATAACCCATTGTGAAACCCGAATAAAGTAAACTTATGGCACAGAAGACATCCATCAACATCAAGCCCTGCAACATCGGCAGTAGCGAACCCCATAACAGACGGACAGCAGAATACCTTACCCGTATCAACAAAGAAAAGTTCTATATACGCACTGACCTCATGCCGAAAAACGAAGCATGGGTAGCACCTGACTTTAGAAATACATCGCTCACTGAACGCTACAATCAGATAGCCGTAATGGTCAAGGAAAAGACAGGTCGGGCGATGCAGACCAAAGACCGTGAACGGGTGAACAAAAAGACCGGGAAGGTGACCATTGTCCGTGGCAGCACTCCGCTCAAAGAGGGCGTGGTGGTAATCAAGGAAGATACCACAATGGAACAGTTAAAGCATTTTTGCGAGGTGTGCAAGGAACGCTGGGGTATCACACCCCTGCAAGTGTTCATCCACCGTGACGAGGGACATTACAGCAATCCCGAAGACATTGCCACTTGGAAGCCCAATCTTCACGCACATATCGTTTGGGACTGGATGGATCACGAAACAGGCAAATCCTGCAAGCTGGACGAGAAAGCCATGTGCGAAATGCAGACCGTTTTGGCTGAGTGTCTGGAGATGCAGAGGGGCATCTCAAAGAAGCTGACAGGCAAGGAGCATTTGGAACGAAACGACTTCATCATCACCAAACAGAAACAGGAAGCCGAAAAGGTCAAAGCCGAAAAGGATGCCGCCCTTGCCGCCAAGGAGAAAGCCGAAGCCGAGCGACAATCTATTGAGGGCAAGAACAAGGCGAAAAAACAATACAGCCTTTCACTTGATAATGAGATTGCCGATAAGGAAAGGCAGCTCAAAGACGAGCGCAAGGCTAAAATGGACAGCATACTGGATAGTGTCGGCAGTATTGTCGGTGTCGGTAAATCCGCAGCGGTTGAAAAGGAAAACACCCAACTGAAAACCAAAATCGAGCGCATCAAGAAAGCCTTTCCAAATGCCGTAAAAAACAAGGTGGAAGAACTGACAAAGACACTGGTCGAAGCAAAGCAAAGTGCCGAGGCCGAGCGAGACAAGGCATTGGCGCAAAGCCGCTCATCAATCATAGAAAGGAACGAGGCTGTCAGACAGCTTCAAGAACAGGAAGCAGACATACAGCAGCGCATCAGCCAAGCAATTCTCACAGCCACGAAGAAGAAAGACAATACTATCCGCTTGTTGCAGGGGGCATTGGAAGCCAGCCAGAAAATTCTGAATGTCATTGCCGATATTCTCTACCAAGCAAGCGAGGTGTTCAAGCGAGCCGTTGATGCGATTATCCATTTCGGGACAGAGCAGTACAAGTCAATCTTTTCTCCATCCGAAGCCGCTGACATCAAGAGCGTGATGCAGGAATATGGGGAAACGACAGAAATGCAAAAGGCTATTGGTGACTGGTTGTGTGGCTATACGGAACACAGACAGCCTTTTGATGAAATAAAACATCGCCACACACTCAAAGAGGTGGGCGATGTTGCAGAGGGGGCGTATGATTGGAAGATTGAACGTATGCAAGAGAACGGAATAAAAATGTGACGAACACTAATGTCAGATACCTACTTGACAATCCTCGCTATATGTTCCTTTTATTTAATACGCTAATAGTGGGTTACCAAAATTTTCTTCTGTGTGAAAAACCACGAAAACGGAATAATGAGTTGAAAGATATGGTATAAGTGGACTGTGGCGTTTTGCGACCATAATATGCAGCAGAATTGATTTGTGAAGAAACAATCATCGAGTCATTTCCGTTTTGTACTCCTTTGGTGAATAAGTTCATAATCTCGTACTTATTCCCGAAATTGGCGTTGGGCTGCATCATAATATCCGATACGACCTGTCGGATAGAGCGAGGATATATTATAAAGGTGTTTTCTGCATTACAAGTAATATCCTTAAACTCGCTGCTTCCGAAGAATACGATAACGGAATAAATCGGTATGCCCGGATTTTGCGACAAACATTGTCTGATAGCTTGAATGTGTCCGGCATTTTGCATTACGGGGTTGTAAAAGCGGTGCTTTTCTTTGCCGTATGCCAGTAACTGCGTCCAATACTTTTGGTGTTCATTGCCGAAAATCCAACCGCTGTAATCCTTTACCTCAAAAACGATTAAGCCCACCTTGGTTGCAACGGCTACATCGACTTGTGTATAAGTGCCGTTCGGCTTCTGAATGTATAAGTCGTGAAATATGGCTTTGGGGTTGATACCCGCTTTCAGAAGTTTCAATACCACTCTGCGCTCCGACCATTCGCCACGAGTAATGGGCGTAACCTGCTCAATGAGTTCACGCTCTTTCCGCTTGACATAGATAAGGTAAGCAATACCTGCCACCAAGCAAATAAGAAATATGAATGGTGCGAATGGCATAGAACAGTTATTGTTTATTTAAAAGCAATTATAGGAATTACTTTTGTGTTACCATATTCTTGATACTTGTAGTTACCGATTTGTCTTGCACATTTGCCTTGTGGAGCTTTAACTATTTGTTTATTGTAAAAATTACTGCCCTCTTGAGCTAATATTAAGACTTCTAAGTCGGAAGTTAATACATGTCCCGAAATGGTTTCTCTTATTTCCAGCGCAATAGCATCTCCTGACTCCAAAACCTCCTGTACTTCAAAATTCTTTCGACTTACACAATCACCAGGCTTATCAAACAAGGTCTTTCCCGCATTCTTGTTATTAGAAGCAGAATTATTTGATTTCGGTAATTCAACGCCATCAACTATCCTAATCGCTGGGACAGTTTTTTCTATTTCCATTTTGGTACTATACTTATACGTTCCGACACGTTGTGCACATTGGTCTTTTTTAAGAACAATCTTTTGTTCATCGTAAAATTGTTGATTTTCATTTGGAATAATGAATACAATTGCACCAAAAGAGTCATCGGCATGAGCCAAAGCACATCCAGATTCAACCACTTGAAAAACCTCAAATTGTGAATACTCCATGTAATCTCCGGGTTCTTCAAACATTTCAAGTCCAACGATACCAGAATTGTTAGACAGATTAACATAAAAAGCGAATGCAAATGTCAGTATAACACCTGTTATTATACCGAGCAAGTAAACAAGCCATTTTTTCATATTCAATGATTATTATTCATTTATCAGTCAATTATTATATATCCTCCAAATCCTTTTGGATTTTATTCTCTACATTTTGAGCATCACGGTATCGAATAATAACAACACCGTCAGAATAACCAGCTTTCTCGATTGATAATTCAATAGTTCCACCAGTGACATTCCAAGCACTTGCATAAGTAACTGTACCTTGTCCTAATTCGTACATGAGAGAAATATTGCTGTCCTGGCGGCTCGGATTATGTTCTCGGCAAGCAGAGGGCTCACCATACTTACGAATATATAAGCCTTTATAATAGTCATAAGTGTTCACAAGAGTATTCCATTCGCTGCTTTCATCGAATATAACGACGACAGAGTGAACGCTTTTCCCGTCATCAGTCGCACCGACACCGACTGTTGCCTGTCTGCCTGTAAAATCACCTGTGAACATCGTCACATTGTTGTCACGTCCCATTTGTGTAAAGCCTTTTGCTTTTAGCTTTTGGCAGAAAGCCGTCATACTTCCCTCAATAGGAATACCCTTGAAAGAGAGATGCTCTTGCGCCATAATATTGATTACAGCAAAGAGCATAGTTAATGTGATTAAAAGTTTTCTCATATAAATTGTTTTTGTTGATTATATCGCTGTTAATGAATTGAAATCATCATTGGAAATTTTCCCTATTGAAGCAAGCCATTCAAGGTAAGAAATATCATCTTTGATTTCACTAAACTTTTTCCCTTTATATTTTCCAAAGCCAATAATTCTTTCGGAAATGGATATATCCGAGGGCTTTCCTATATTTGGATACAATTGTTCAAGTTCTTCAAAGTCAATTTTAAAGAACCTATCTGTCGTTTCTAACCAATAGAGATATTGGTAATCCGTTGTATAAATATCCCCCAAGGATTTTCCTTTATATTTTCCAAACTGTAGTACTTCTTCCGCTTTGTGGATAGGAAATATTTCATCAAGCGATACACCGGGAACATCAATCAAAACCCATTCTCCACATCCAGCACAAGGAATTTCCTCATCTTTGATATCTGGATAGCACTCCTGTCTATAACTATCATCTGGCTTACCATTCACAAAGCACTTCCCATAAGCCTTGCCGTATTTACCACGTGGCTTTACCGTTTCAACTAAAAAAGTTCTATCTCGATTAGGGTCAATACGTCTTTCTTCGCTTGAAGAACGAGCTAATCCCAACTCACATCTTTTTACCAAGAATGGAGTTCGTTTGCCAATGTTGTAATATATATTGAAAATATTATCGTGTGGGTACATACTCTTACGTTGGTGTGAAATGCTTTTTGCTATTTGAAAAGTTTACTAATCTTTTTTCTTATTGCACTTAAGGCTATACTTTGGTCATGACTTACCGTCATCCCTATACCACTACTTTTTATAACGGCTACACTTTGATTAGTGTTATAATCGTAAAAAGTTACTGTTATATATGTATGTCCTCCATCCCACTTTTCAGATGTGACGTGAATATTTGGTGAGAGAATACTATCCGAACACTCAAAAATTTTCAAAGTATTAGAGGGCGATAAAACTGTTAGATTGGTTTCTGCTATCTGATTTTGAACAGACATAACTACGTCATCCAATTCTCTATCTCCAGATGTTTCTTTTCCGAAAATGACATACTTGTACTTACTAATGTTTGCATCATTAGATAGAACAATCTTTCCTGAAGCACAAGATGTCATTAGTGCTATCATAGCGGCTATAGATATAATATGAATTATAAATTTTTGCTTCATTTCCTTTTATGCCAATGGCTCTTTTAGTTCCAATTGAACCGTTATTTATGCAGAAGCGTGGAACTGCAAATGCCACGTTCTGAATTGGAGGTCGTAGGAAACCTGTACACACGAATGTAGTAATAGCAGCCCACGCTATAGCGTGAGAACCACTATGCCACCCTTGTGTGTAATTGTGAAATTTCCTACGTTTCCAATTCACAAGATAAGCATAACGCTTCTTAATTTCTAATATGTTTTGGAGAGAGTTTCCTCAATCCGCTTACAAAGATACAAAATGCGCACAATAAAAGCGTAAAAGGATTTGGATTTTAACGATATAAGTTAAAAACAATATTCCTATTCAATTATATCTTTATATGAAATGCTGGAATTTTGCAAGATTGTCCCTTTTTTACTTTTGCCACCAATATGTACCTCCTTTCCTGTCTTTTTAATTTGTGTTTCATAAGCTACAAGCAATTTCATTTTTTTGTCTACGGCATTGGGAGTTATTGCAACATTAAATCCTAATTGTCCACCTGCCTGAACAGAGGGATACATAACGCCGTCAAGAGCATGATCAGTTGTAACCACTTCCGTAAATATCGCTGATATAAGATAATTATAATCAGCTCCTTCTTCATTCTTCTTAGAAAATTCTTTGGCAAAATATTTAGCTGAAATGTCTATATCATTAGCAAAATCAGGGTGTTTCATTAGAAAAACATCATATGCTGATTTAAGTTCTTCAAGTAAAGAATTGTCAGCGTTGCAAAAAGAATCTTTATGTATAACAACTAAAAGGTGTATATTCTCGATAACTTCCCATTTTCCGAATGTGATAGTTTGTTGTCCGCTTGATCCTACACCTCCTCTTATCAAGGAAGAACTTTCACATGCAGAAATAAACCGGGTATCTATAATGTTTTGTTCTTCTGGAACAATACATCCATAAAACATGGTTTGCATAGGTGTACTAGCTCTTTGGCACTGTTTATTATATTGTTGGGGTTTATATGACAAATCCGAAACTGTTTTTAGGTTTCCATCACAACGTGCCCTTGTGATTGTTTTGCCGGGATGTAGCGTAAAAATAATAAATCCAACTTTACCCAAATCACGTATCAATTCTTTTATTTCAAAATAAGGGTATTGGCTTAAGTCTAACGCTTCTAAACGGTTTATTATCGTTTGCTTATTCATAATATATTAATTTTCGTAAGACAGAATTTGAATCCAATTAAATTTCGCTTTAAATAGAATCCTATACGGGAACAAAATGGGAACATTCTTAAAAAGAAGAAAAGGATAAATAGTTTATTATCAACTATTTATCCTTTATTCTTGTACCCGGAGCCGCAATCGTTTCGGGTGACACCCCAAAAGGTGAGCGCGAAAGGATACTTGAAGCGTTCAAGGCTGGTGAAATTCCGGTAGTGGCGAATGTCGGGGTGTTAACCACCGGCTTTGACTATCCGGAACTTGATACGGTCGTTATGGCACGTCCTACAATGTCACTTGCCATGTGGTATCAGATAGTCGGTCGTGCCATCCGTCCGCATCCTTCCAAAGAATGTGGCTGGATTGTGGATTTATGCGGTAATATCAAACGTTTCGGTGAGGTAGCAAACCTGCGCTTACACGACAGTGGTAACGGTAAATGGGCGGTCTATTCTAATGGCAGACAATTAACCAACGTAAGATTTTAAATTATGGTAAAGAAAAATGAAAAGCAGGTAATCCGACCGGATACATGTGCAAAGTGTAAGAGAGGAAGATTCATTTCTGTCTCTAAGGATAATCCCAGAGTGGTTTATTGTAATCTTTTTAATAAACATTTTGTTGCGGATAGTAAAAGAAACTGTATTCATGCGTATTAATATCAAAACAATATGGCTGGTAGACCTACCAAACAAGGGATAGATTATTTCCCTATGGATGTCGGTTTCTTTTCAGATGTTAAGATAAGGAAGATTTCGAGAGCATGCGGTTCCCAGTCTGCTTCTATACTTATTTGCCTGCTGTGTAATATCTACAAAGATGAAGGGTATTACATTGTGTGGGATGAAGATTTGCCTTTTGTTATTGCTGACATAGTTGGGGTTTCCGAGGGCGCAGTAAAGGAAGTACTGATAAAAGCATTACAAGTCGGCTTTTTCGACAACACACTTTATGAGAAATATCATGTTCTAACCTCTTTTGGAATACAGAAACGATTTCTCCTTGCTACTTATAAACGAAAAGAAACAGAGCTAATTCCCGAATATATGATTAATGATGTCAATAATTCAATTAATGACGGAATTAATTCAATTAATGATGTCAATAATGAACAAAGTAAAGTAAAAGTAAAGAGAAAGAAAAGTATATCCCCCTCACCCCCTTTAAAAGGGGGAGGTAGGAAGAAAAGTGAACCTAAGGAAATTAATTCTAAAGCCCGCTTTCTTTTTGAGGAGTATTTCAGAAAGACTTTTTCTAATAGCTATTACTGGACTGCAAAAGATGCAGGTGCCATGTCTCAGTTATTGAATAAACTCAAATTTCAAAGGGAACAGAAACAGATGGATGTTTCGGATAATTCTTTGTTGTACGCCCTTCAGTATCTTCTTTCCTCAATTAAAGAGGGATGGATATTTGATAACTTCAGCGTAACTAATATCAATTCTAAGTTTAATGAAATTATATCTCAAGCGAGAAATGGAAGCAATCGGAAACCTGATACAAAACCAGACGAAAGTTCTGCCGGTATCAAATCAATTGTCTTCGGCAAACAGAGCTAACCATAAGCAATGGAGCAGGGAGCAGGCTGACATGTATTGGCGCAACCAACTCGTAGTTTCCATGAAATCCGTTTCCCCGGCCTTTACAGTTGATGACAGCAACCGCCAACTGCTGAAAGCCCTTTATCAATGGATATGGGGAATGCCGGGAATGCTTGATTTGGATAAAGGCTTGTTATTACATGGCCCTATCGGAGTTGGCAAGTCCACTTTGTTGAAAGGATTACAGAACTATGCAGCAAAAATTGCCCGTTATTGTATTGGCGGTGCGGATGCCGGATTGACCTTTCAGTTCACCAGTGCTGCCGAGATTGCCTTGCTGTTTGCCGAGAAAGGAATTGTCGGGTTAAACCAATACACAGACAGGTCATGTATGCACAATCTTGCCATTGACGAGGTGGGTCGGGAACCTATGGATGCCAAACACTTTGGTACGGGCATCAATGCCATTCAGACCGTCTTGCAACTGCGCTATGAGCAGAGATATTGTTTCTACACCCACATGACTACCAATCTGGACCCGGACAAGGAGTTTTCTCAACGGTATGGGGATTATATTGCCGACCGGGTGAAAGAGATGTTCAATGTAATTAAAATTGAAGGTGAAAGCCGAAGATAATGGCAAAGAAAAAAGATATACCACCTGCACCCGTCCGCTGCCGCCAATGCTCATACTCCAGAGATTTCGTAGATAACTCTTGTTTATGCAAGGCCAAGGACCATAGGGTGTGCGCGTGTGACCGGTACGGGAGGATATGTGACAAATTCAAGAAGAAATAATTTTATGGACATAGAAATTGAGAAGAAAATCGAATTATTGGAGTAGCAGCGTGACAACGCACTGCGCCTCCGATGCCCGTTGGTGGCAGAGAAGTACCAGCGAATGATTGATGAACTTGCAAGAAAAAGCAGAAACAATGAAAACAAAGAATTGAATCATGCCGATAAGTGAAGTGTACAATATGGATTGTATGGAATACATGAAGGATATTCCTGACAAGTTCTTTGATTTAGCTATAGTAGATCCTCCTTATGGAATAAATGCACCCAATATGACGATGGGAACCAACTTGAACCGTAAACATGGTGGCTACAATGGCGAAAGCGTTGCGCAACGGCTGAAAAAGGGAAGATTAAATCAAGGAGCGGGCAAGCTGAAGGATCGGGCTTTGAATACCATGCGATGCGATTGGGATTTTTCCCCACCTTCCGAAAAGTATTTTGACGAGCTGTTCAGAGTCAGTCGTAATCAAGTGATATGGGGAGGCAATTACTTCCCTCTTCCACCTACACGGGGAATATTGTGTTGGGACAAGATGCAACCGTGGGAGAATTTTTCGCAGTTCGAACTTGCATGGACTTCATTTGATTGTCCTGCAGCTATCATCCATCTATCCAATACCGGAGGAGCAAACAAGGAAGCCAAGATTCACCCCACACAGAAGCCGATAGCGCTTTATCATTGGGCCTTTAAGAAGTTTGTAAAGCCAGGAGATAAGATACTTGACACCCACTTGGGAAGCGGAAGCTCCCGCATAGTAGCTTATAAGATGGGCATTGATTTCTATGCTACGGAGATCGACAAGGAGTATTTCGAATCGCAGGAAAAGCGATTTCTTAGAGAATGCTTTGGCGAAATAAAAACAGAGAAAGGAACATTAGTACAAACAAATCTATTTTGAAATATAATGACTACCGATACGGCAACCAGGATAATCAGCAAGCATGAGAGCCTTGTAGTCCTATGCACTTACAACATACTATTCACAAATGACATTTGTTGCTGGCAGATAATCGAATGCCTGCAAGCGATGAAGCGTACCCCCTATTACAAGCATACATTCAAGAAGTTCCTGAATGACGCTGAAAAGGCAAGAAGGGCTTACGAGAAGACAATAAACAGCGTTATAGGTGCTGACAGAGGCGATTTTTTCGCAGATTGCAATGACAGGTATTTGGAAGAGGTTAACAAGCACGTTGAAATGCTCTACTGGCAGTTCAAGCAGGTTCTTGACAATATGGGGGGGTGGAATATTCCTCAGAACTTGCGAGGTTTGAGCTGGCAAGAACGCTTTGCGAATATGCCTGCTTGCAATTCGATGAACGTATTGCGGCACTCAAAAAGAAAGATGCTGGATTCAAAGGATTCACATTGGAATATCTAAGGCTGACGAATGTATCAAGGCTGATGGATATGGCTTCGGAATGCCTTAAAATAGGGAAAACCGTTGATATGAATACGGAGAAATGCACTGCCGCATTTGATGTGCTTGTCAGGAAACTTTCTGATACTGAGAATATAGCGAATGCTATAAATGCTGATAATATATAAAATGACAAATATATGAAACAAATGAATATTCCTGCTTTTAAGTATTATCTCCGAATACATGGTTACCGTTTGCATTGGTTCGGTACAGGTACAAAGAGCAATCCTATTAAAGTTAAATCAAAAAGGAAATAAGTTATGAAACAGACAGTAGAAGAAGCAGCCAAACAAGGAGCTGAAGGATATAATATCGTCGGGCAGAATATTTATAAATCCGGATTTATTGCCGGTGCGAACTGGCGCATCAATAGCGTATGGCATAAGACTAAAGATGAAGTGCCACAAGCTCATGGAGAATACGAAA